CCAGCCGATGGTGCCGCTTTCGTCCCTGGGAACACGCCACGCGCTCATAGCTAGACCCGCACGCCTCCCCGCTAGGGACGCTTCAACCACCACGCCACACGTGGTGTGTTTGTAACGCGCTGGGCAAGGCGCGGCCGGGTGCTTCATCCCGCCTCGCACGCAACCGACGGTCGGCGTGGTCAAAGGCATATTCGGTTATCGACGGCGCAAGCCGTCACAGATCGCCGCCGCGTCTTCGCCGCACCGCATCGTCACGAGCCAACGAATCAGTCACGCACGAGCGCAACTGCTCCAACTGCGGGCGGGTCAGCACCACCGCCGCGCGAACATCACCGGAGTCGAACGACACACAGAAGATACCCGGATAGGCCTCGTAATTATCCACGCAGACCCTAGTAGCCGTACCCATACCGACTCCTCTCGTCATCGTCGTCCCACAGCCACCGCCAGAACGCGCACAAACCAACCGCCAGCAGCACCGACGGCAACACAGCCACGACGCACAGGCCACGTAGCACGGTCCTACAGATGGCGCGCATGCTTCGCCTCCCTGATGGCCCTGGCAATCTCACGATTGACCGTCACCAACTCACCCATCGACAACCCATCCACGTCCAACAACTGCCCACGGATGTCCGCGAGGACATGGAAACGATAAGGATTGCCACCATCGGTCACCCTGCAAAACACGTCAAACGTGTCGCTGGTGGACTCAGGCTTCAGATACGGCACGAGACACCTCCGGTTGTAGATTGAACGTCATGAATGGAATTACGAATTGGTTTCAAAACATCGACATGGGTGACCCGAACTGGGTCATGGCGATTTGCGCAATATTGACAATCATCGGTGGGGCGGGCGCGTTCATCGTCAAAAAACTTATTGGCCTCGTTAGCAAAGCGTCCCGGAAGGAAACACCAGCGGAAGGGCCTGCGACGCCAATCACGAATGACGAAATAGACGCCATGTTTCCAGCAACAACGCCGGCAACTCGCAAGCCACCCATGCCGCCCAAGTTCAGAATCGACATCGACGAAAGCGGGTCGCGCTTCGTCCTTACCAACATCGGAGGCCCCGCGCGCAACATCTCCGTGTTTGCCGAAGCGGTCGAGGGAACCTACACGAACACATGGAACAACTATCTCGGAAGAACCGATAGCGAACCATGGGGGCTGCCCGACGTCCACTTCTTCAACATTGGACTGCCGAAACTGCGAGAGGAGCGTCAACAAGGCGGCACCGCGTTCTTTGACGGACACGTGGAGGACGGGGACGGCAAAGCCCATTACCCCATCAAATTCACCATCGTCTGGGACGGATGCCCTGAACCCGTGGAGATCATTAAAACCATCAACTAACATCCGGGGCCTCCGTAATCCGGCCCGACAGCGCTTCGCCAAGCTCGTCGTGCAACGCTTCGGCCTCGGAACGATCCAGAGGAACAACGAGGTTCCCCACAGAACCGGCACGAGAGAACTCAACGAAGAACACATCAGGGCGATGCGCCAGACGGCTCACATGCACCGACACACGTTCCACGCCAGCCATCACGCGACCTCCAGCGGTTCGCGGCCCAACAGCACGTCGGTAGACACACCGAAGTAGTCCGCAATGCGAGACACGTCACGCAAGGTGAAATTCTTCAAGCCTCGAAGCTTGTTAGACATCGCCTGTTCACTCATGCCGATGGACTCGGCTAACTCTCGCTGTGTCAAGTGATTGGCCATCAGCAGGCCGCGCACTCTGCGCGCAATCACTCTTTGTTCGCTAATTACTAAACTCACAGTTAAACAGTAAAGCACAAGTGCGCTGATGTTTAAACCATTCTGCGTGTCGCCAGAACTAAACCTATGGTTTATAATGAAGTCATGGTTAATACAATGCTCAGAAAAACAAATAATGGACTAGAGCGGCAGAAGATTGCCGTAGCGAACATTAATCTGTTCTTGGCTGTCTCTCATAAGAAGAAGAAGGATCTAGCTGAGTGCATGGATAAAGTTCCTCAGGCCCTGTCGAAAATGCTCCAGAACAAGCAGACGTGGTTCTTTGAGGATATGTGCAACGCAGCTGATTTCTTCAATGTGGGTATTGATACGCTCGTGCGGACTGATCTTACGCCCATGAAGGCTGAACAGATATTAAAAACCGCCGCCCCAGATGATGGGAACGGCGGTCAATCAGTAGCGGGGCTAGGATTTGAACCTAGGACCTCTGGGTTATGAGCCCAGCGAGCTACCGAGCTGCTCCACCCCGCGTCGGCTTGTCTCTCAGACAGCTCTATCTACAATAGGTGCAGATTCCAGAAAGTCAACATCGGCGTGTCGCGTCATCTTCCCGCGGTTTTAAAACGTGAATTGGCTCACGCAGCGAGGGGTTTGGGGCGGAGTCGGAGTCGGGGTAATAACGCGCCATAAATGGCCGTTATAGGAATGCCCTGAACCGTTATCCCGAATATTGACATAATAGGAACATGCCTATCAAGATCCCCAGTGGCCTGCCGGCCAGAGATATCCTCGATTCGGAGCGCATCTTCGCTCTGGAGAAGCCCGAGGCGGAGCGTCAGCGCGTCCGCCCGCTCAAACTGGTGATCCTGAACTTGATGCCTAAGAAAATCGAGACTGAAACACAGCTGCTGCGTCTGATTTCCAAGTCGCCGCTGCAGGTCGAAATCGACTTCATGAAGACCTCCACGCATGAGGCCACGCACGTTTCCGCCGATCATCTCGTCAAGTTCTACGAAAACCTCGATGCGTTCAAAGACAACTATTACGACGGTTTTGTGGTCACCGGCGCGCCTGTAGAGCATATGCCGTTCGAAGATGTGGACTACTGGGACGAGTTCAAGACGATTCTCGACTGGGCCTCCACCCATGTGTTCTCCACCATATACCTGTGCTGGGGTGCGATGGGCGCACTGTACTACCGCTACGGCATCCACAAGGTGGATTACCCCGAGAAGATTTTCGGCGTATTCCCGCAGTACCTGCAGGATGAATACTGCTTCCTGACCAATGGCTTCGACGAGATTGATCTGCAGCCGCACTCCCGCCTCGCCGGCGTGAACGAAAACGAGGTACGTGCCAACCATGACCTTCAGATCTTGACTTGGGGGCCGCAGTCCGGCCCGGGCCTGATCGCCACGCGTGACTTCTCCGAAGTGTTCGCGCTCGGCCATTGGGAGTACGGCAAGTACACGCTCGCCGAAGAATACGAGCGCGATATGGCCAAGGGCATGACCAACGTGCCCTTCCCGAAGAACTACTTCCCGCATGACGATCCGAAGCTGGAACCGTTGTTCGCCTGGCGCGCCCACGCCAATCTGCTGTGGCGCAACTGGCTCAACTGGGTGTACCAGACCACGCCGTATGACCTGACCGAGGTGCCGCAGCTCAGGGCTGAGAAGAAGCTCGGTACTGATCGTTCGATTCGGCATGAGCCGGGCGGGCCGCGCCAGGATGATTTCAAGCCGTTTGTGCATGACGGGTATGGGGTGATTCAGGGCTGAGCCTACGATCTCCCCTCAGTCGCCTACGACGACAGCTCCCCTCGACGGGGAGCTCCTTTGCTTCTCCTTCACGGCTCGGCCCATCAGAGGGAGCTACTGTTGGAGGTTGCGTTCGTAGCGTGGACGGTTGTTCGTCCACGATGTGGACGGCTTGATGAACGTAATGCCACACATCCGCGTAATGCGACCAATAGTGCACAACGTTCGCGAAACGCCCGGGAAAACCTTGCAGCAGTAGGGATTTCAGGAGACTCGCCGGTATAATATTGACATTGTCTAGACGCAGGCAAATAATCACTCTTCAGTCATTCGGAGCCGAATGCCCAGCGCAGACTCCGTGTCCATGCCCGGCAGACTCCACACCGAGGAGACAAAAAAAGACGAAAGTAACGAGCACGTCACATTTGCCTGCCCGGTGGGTTTAAACTGACACCTGACATTGAAGAAGCAGGAGGCGTGATATGGTCGGTTCGCTCAGCGCAGGATTGCTGTTGGCTGACGAGGCAGGCGCTCATCTGCCCTCGGTTGATGACTTCCTTCCCCCGGAGATTCTGTTCCAGGGAACTCCGTTTGCCATCAACCGCATTATTTTGATTCGTATCGTGGCAACCATCGTGCTGTTGGTGGTGCTCGGCGTGACCGCAAAGCGCGCCAAGCTCATCCCCGGCCGTTGGCAGGGCGTAGTCGAGTACGGTCTCGACTTCGTGCGCGACAAGGTCGTGTATGACGTGATGGGTGAGGCCCGTGGCAAGCGCTACGTGCCGATGATCACCACCCTGTTCTTCACGATCTTCATTTTCAACCTGTGCGGCATCATTCCAGGTATGAACATGGCGGCCAACGCCACGGTGGTCATGCCGCTCGTGTTCGCTGTCTGGACACTGATCCAGTACTGGATCGCCGCCATCCGCTCGCAGGGCCTCGGCCACTATCTGCGCCACGAGCTGTTCACCCCCGGTGTGCCGTGGCCGGTCTATTTCCTGCTGGCTCCGATCAACCTGCTTGAGCTGTTGATCATCCGCCCGGCCTCCCTGACCATCCGTCTGTTCGCCAACATGGTTTCCGGCCACCTTATGGTCGCCACCTGCCTGGCGTTCGCACAGTTCTGGATGGTTGACGCGGTCAACAAGCTGCAGGGCATCCCGGTGGGTGCGCTGTGGTTCGCCGGTGGTTTCGCCATGACCTGCTTCGAGGCGTTCGTCGCCTTCCTGCAAGCCTACGTCTTCGCGATTCTTTCCACCGTGTACATCA